TCTTTACATGAAGCTCACCATTTACTATTTCATCGTAAGCTCCATTTGTATCTCCACCATTAACAGTTAAGTCACCATCAATAGTTAAATCTCCAAATATTTTTCCTCCACCTGTTAGTGAAGCTGATCTACTTATTGCCATAATAAACTCCTAGAGTATTCCAATGATTGAAAAAGTAGATTCTGCACCGCCCATTTTAAAACTATCTACAGCAAATGGTATAACAGAACCTGCGGCAAACATTGCGTTTATAGCATCTTTATTTGGCAATACTAAAGTTCCCCCAGCGGCAAGCGTAAGAGTTAAAGTAACTGAGTTTGCACAAGCGGTCATACCTATAATTCCCCTTGTAGTAGTTGTAAAAGAAACATCGCTGGTTCCATTTGCTGTTTTTATTTCAGCAGCTACAATTGGTGCCTGCGATTCTTTTACTGTATAATCTTGTATTCCTTTTGCCATCTTGTTTCTCCTTTGTATGCCTTACCGAGCTTGACAATTCTCATGGGCATATTGGTTAATTTGTTTTACTATATATATCTAAACTTTTAGCGTATTGAGTTTCCATTAATTGCAATTGAGTTTGTGCAGCTTGTACTTCAAGCATTTCTGTTTGAGCCATTTCTGGATCTTCATCTGTCTGTACATATGATAATAATTTAGTTCGCCTATCTGCAATTGCACGTTGCAAGCATCGAATAGCTCCTCCTAATACAATTAAAGGGATTCCATCTTTAGGAAAATGCTCTACAGAAGTAGATCCATGAACGATAACATTGTCTCCATCATGTGTTGGTACATTAGGTATAAAGTGAAGTACTCCACTTGTTTCGTTTCCTGAAGCAGCACCAATAACAAAAACAGATTGTGCTTCTACATAATAAACAGGATCTGTATCAGCTGATGCATAAATACTTCCTGTATCTTTGTATTTAGCTTTATCACTTGCTCCTATTTCTTTAGCAATGTAATCGCCTTTTTCTACTGTTATAATTTTTTTACTAGCAATATTTAAACCACTGCTAGATATAGCAGTAGTTTTTATATAATTTTTTAATTTTTGTATTGGACTTACGCTTACTAGCTCTGCTCCAATATCTTGAATAGCACTTGAAATAAGAGTGTCATCTGCTACATCTCCAATTAAATCTTCTATTTGTATTTTAAAACTTTGCATTATGTTATATTCACTTCAGTGTAGTTAGCTCCTAAAAGATAATATGCTTTTTCATAAACAGAAAATCCTGTTTCAAGTAATCCATCTCCTTCCCAAAAATTTAACACACCAGAAAGGGTATTTGTACTTGTGTTATTACTTGTATATGTAAGAGTCTGCACTTTACCTAAAGTATCTTTAAAAACAACTTCACCATTACTAGGAAAATTAGAAGTATTTACTAACTGTATAGAGTCTTGATCGTTTTCAAAATCTCCAGCTGATACACCTTTTACTTGACCACCTTGTTTATGTAATTCAGAAAATATTGTCATTTAAAAATCGTGTTGTTGTATGTGGTAGCTTGAGCCATCTCGTTGTTTATTTGCATATGTTTTTCCTTCAGAAATTTGTTCTTTCCATAAACCTCTCCAAAAAACAGAAGCTTGTAATGTTTCAGGTTTTAATTCATACCCTTTTGCTATAACGTAATATGTTAATCCTTCGTGAAACTCTTCAGGAATAATAGAAGACTCATCCATTGATATACCTGAAACACCAGAAGCAACAAATTTTTCATCTGTTTTAACTGCATGCACATTTATTGTTTTAACTTCAGTTACAGATACATAATCTGTACTTGTATCGCTATCAGATCGTTGTGCAATTGCTATAGCATCTCTTTCAATCCAATATACTTTTTTTAATGCACTTGTTCTTTCGTTACTTGACATTATACATCCGTATCTATTTTTTCTGGTTGACCAACTAATCTAGGTATTTGATAATTATCGTAGTCTACTCTTTTTACTTCTACAATTGCATCATCGAGGTTATAATATCTTTTTCCTGCAACAGTATTAAATGTGTACAAAGTTTCAAGTACTCTAGTTTTTCTACAAAATTCTTTCATAGCGGTATTCAAATGTATTCTTATTTGAGTATCCGATAAGTTTGGATGATGTTGCTTTACTGTTTCTATTAATTGTTGTTGTGTCATATGTTCAATGTTAGGGGAGCATTACACTCCCCCAACTTGTTTTGTTTATTAACTAATCGTTATACCAGCTGCGACTTTTCCAAGTCCTCCAACTATGTAGAAGTTTGTACCATCAGATACTAACTTTACATAATCACCAGCAACTGACGAACCATCAACAAAAGATATAGTAGTATCACTACCATCACTTGTATCTGCAACGTCATCAGCTGCACCAGCACTAACGGAACCTAGTATTGCACCAGAAGGAGCAACTATTGTGTAACTAGCACTAGAAGGAGCTGCTTTCACAATAAAAGTAGCTTCCCAACCTGTGTTACTAGGAGCAGGTAATGTAGTAGCAAATTCAGTAGCTGAATTAAGCATAAACACTTTCCCACTATCAGCACTACTTAAAGTAGATACTGCTGTTAGCTCTTTGATACCTGCACTTGAACCACCTAAATAAGGTCTAGCCATAATTAGCCTCCTTACGCTGTGATTTTAAACAAGTGATGACTTTCAATTAGCTGTATTCCTACACCTTCATCAGACATGTATTGATCTTTAACACCATCAAAAGCATTGTCTTGCTTAATGTTAGTCTGATACATAGAAGGTCTATAAATAGCATGGAATAGATTTTCATCAGAAACAACAGCCATGTATTTATTGTAAGGCCCACGTAATGCTGGAGTTGGAATTAACTGCAACATACCATGAGGTGTTTCTAATACACGATAATTGAAACCAAGTCCATCACGCTTCATGTCTCCAAGATTGACTGACCAACCTGAGTTGCCAGCTAATCCTGAGTCACCTGCCATCTTAGACCAGTAACCTAAAGCACCAGCACCACAAAAAGCACGTTTTACACCTGCTTCTGGAATATACTGAAATACTTTTTCCATGTCATCAACAAAACTACCATAGCTATAAGTTGAATCTACAGAAAACACGTTTTGAGCATCATGACTAGATGTAGAGTTACCGTATTTATCTAAAGCGGAAATAATTCCGTATGTAGTCCTAATAAGGTTTCCATCAGAATCTGCTCTTCCACCATCAGCTAAAACACCTTCCGCAGGATCTGAACCCAAGTTACCAGCATCATACGATGCATCTCCAAGACCAGTTCCACCTACTCTTTGACCAAACAAAAATGCTTTTTCTTTTTGCATTTTATGTTCTTGAGCTTTCATTCTACGAAGTCTAGCTAACTCAGAAGACTCACCTCTTAGTACTGCCGCTTCTAGCGTACCAGTAACTTGTAAAGGTGTTTTAAAAATCTGAGTTGAGTTGTAAACAACATCTAATTCATCAGACCATGCATCTGGAGATGAACTACCTTCACCATGTGCGTTACCGATAACTAAGTAGTAATCATCATCTACTAAAGTGTAATTACTTCCACTTTCAGTGCTAATAATTTTTACTTTTATTTCATCTGCATCTACACTAGATGAAATAAGTGCTGTTGCTTTTTTACTGTCTTTTGCAGAGTTCCATATTTCAACAACAAGTCCTACGTAACTACTGTCAACACTAGATGCTAATCCCTGTATGTTATCAATGTTTAATGCTGCACTCTCTGTTCCATCAACTGCCAATGTTACTGTTTCACCAGCATTTTGAAACTCTTGTTTTACCCAAGGATTACGATGTTCAAACATCTTAAACACTGGATCTGGAACGTTACGTTGCTCTTGATTACTAATCATTGTAGTAAAAGGTGCAACGTCTGTCCATAGCTCCTTAGTGACCTGCGGATCTACGTAAAAATTCCGTCTATCCGTATAAAGTACACCAGAAGCTTTTAGTAGCTTTTCTGTAGCTGCCATTTTATAACTCCCATTTTAATTTTACTCTTTTGCAGAGCATATTTTAGTTTACTTTACAACTATTACCTTCCTAATAACGCATCGCTAAACATCTGCTCATCCGAACGTGGTTGTTCAGCTTTACCAGTCTGCACTGCGGCAGTTTTAGGTATTGCTAAACGTTGTGCTTGGTTTTGCATTTCTTGTGTTTTTTGTTGCACTACTGGGTTAGTACTAGTTCTTAATTCAAACAACTTAGCTAAATTATCCATCGTTAGATTGTCAGGATTTTGTGCCCACTGTACAAATTCATTTGCTTTATTAGCATCGTACCCATAAGCATTTACAGCGTGGCTGTGTGCCTGCGTCTGCATCATTTGAGTTTGTTGCTGTTGCATTTGAGCTTGGTATTGTGTTTGCAATTCCTTCTCTCTTACTTGATCTTTTTTTTGTAAAAAACCAAGATAATCATCTCGATATTTTTCTTTAGCTAGTCTATGCTTAAACGATTCAGATTCTGGATCATTTAATGCATCTACTTCGCTGTATGAAAGTGGTCTTTCAGGTGCTGATGGCTCCTTCAGTGAAGTCTCTTGAAATCCGTTTGGGTATCCTTGAGCTTGTCCATTGGAGGGTGACTGTTCTAATTGGTTCAGAACTTCAGGATTACTACGAATCATCTGCTCTACTGGAGCAAGACTATTCTTATAATAATCTAGTTCATTCCGAATTGTACTTAATTCACCCTTGGCTTTATCAGCTTGTGACTGCCAATATTCAAAACGAGTTGTCTCATCAGGGGTAGTCTCTGGTGTTGCTTCATTCGTAATTGGTTCAACCACGCCTGTATTATTTACAGGTGCTTCCCCTGACAAAATGCTAGGTTGCTCTACTGGCACACTAACATTCTCTGTCTGTGGTTGATCAGCATTACGTACTTCTAAGATATTCTCCATTACTTTTCCTTTGCGATTTGGATATTTCCAGCAACCGCTTTCTTCAATTCTTTATAACAAATTATGTTTTTTAAATTTTTCTATCATATCTTCATCTGTATCGGCATACATAAATCCATTATCATTACTTCTATAGTTTTTAATAATTTGTATTTTAGCCATAGGATCTTGAGATCTAACAAACTCTCTAAAGCCTTCATCGTTTTCAGTATAATGATTTACTAATCCACCACTAAGCATTTTTTTAAAAGCA